ATAAAGTAAAAACGAATGAAACTGAGTTCAATGAACAAATGAACTCAAAAAAGAAGAGGAGGATGAACAAAAAAGTAATTAAAGATGTTAAGAAAAAGAAAGATTATAAACCAGATCAATTTAAGGATGAAAATGAATATAATTTTTCTAATATTAAAAAAGAATATAAGTTTGAAGATAAAGACGAAATAGTCTTAAAAAGATATTTAGCTATTAATGCAACTGAATTTAATTTTAAATCTATTGATTTTGTTGTTGATAAAGTGAATAAATTATTAAATTTTGATTATGCTAAAGAAATTGATTGGACTGAAATTAATGAACTCAGCCCTTATCCATTAATTTTAAATACTATAGTAACTGGAGCTAGCTGTAAAATGCAGAAAGTTGATTTTGATTATCAAGATAATGGGCCTGCCCCTGTATTATTTAAAATAGTTAAGCATCCAGGTATTCGTACTGAAATGAGAAATTGGAATTCATTAGTTGAATATATTACTAAAGATATTGATTCATTTGATTATGTGTATAAATACCCTAAATTTGAAGAAGTTTATAATGATAAAATATTTTTAAAGGATTGTTCTGATTTCGTTAAGTCATTTAGAATGCCTAGAGTTGATAAATATAATAAAGATAGGTTATTAAGAAGGGTGGATTCTGAAAATTTAAGAAATTTTAGAGTTGAACCAAAAGTAGCAATGTTTACCTTAAAGTTAGCAACCCCATTTTTTAATAAGTTACAAAGTTCTAGATGGATTAAAGTTTATTTTAATAATAATTTAGATTATGATGGGAATATGGATCCATATAAACCAGGGAGATATGGTCAGAGTAATTTAATTAACTCTTGTTCCGTTATTTGGTTATGCTCATTATTAAATATGATGGTTTTGGAAATAGGTATACATGATATTTTAAATAAACTCAAATTTACTGATTTTGTCAATGAATTTATGTTTAATATATTTGTTGATAACCCAGTTTTCTTTATTAAAGAGTTCAGTGATGAAATAGTTAATGATCTAAGAACATATATTATGTGCTATTCAAAGAGGACAAGGATTCCAACTATAAATACAATGACTGGGAAGGTCGGTTTAACTACAACTATGAGGGATAATTATACTAAATCAGATGAATTTATTGAAACAGTGAGAGTATTTAGCAACAAATATAACATGCCTAGCTTAATTAAAATTGTTGATTATTTATTAAGGAATGCAAATAGGGATGTTATTATGATTTGTCAATTTATAACTGGTATTGTTAATATTAATGGTTATAATGGGAGTGATATAATTGAGGCAATGCAAAATCAAGCTTATAAATCAAATAAATTATTAATTAAAAAGTATGGTGTAGATCTAAATAAAGCGAAAGAAATGGCTGTTAATGATTGGGAATATTTAAAAACTTTAGATATTGATGACTATGAGGAATTGAAAGATGAGTATTTTAACTCAGAAAGATGGAAATTTGATTATATACCAAAAGATTTTGATTACGGAGGTTCTGAGGTATTTAAATTTGTTTCAGATAACATAAAAAATATTACTGCTGAGATTTGTGATGCTGGTTTATTATTAAATGATGAAATATATAATGAAAAACAAGTTAGAAGGAGAGCTTTTGATGTACAGACTTCAAAAGGTAGTGGTCAAGTTATGACAATATCGATTAAATCTGTGATACCGAAGCGAAAAATGAGAAGAAAGAATAGAGAAAATATTTATAAACAGGATGAGGAAGAATATTTAACTATAAGTTTAAATACTAAACGTGCTATAGCTCCATTTTATGGTGTTAATGCTATGACTGATTATAATAGTGCATTTAAACGTAGTGTTATTAGTGGTGGGCCTAGAGATGTTCCTGGCCCTAGAAAGAAAAGGGGTATTATTAATGTTCCATTAAATGATTATACTTTACATTCATCAATATCAGATATGGTATTTACATGCATGCAAAATCATAATAATTTTCAAAAGCCCCTTGGTAGTATGATTTTTGATTTTAAACAATTAATATATTCTTCATCAGTTTATTTTTGTCTTAATCTTTTTTTTGATTTCTCTGCTTTTGATGGCTCTACTAAATATGCAATTCAATCGATGATATCTGAAACAATAAGAAGTAAGATAGATATTATATATGATCAGCAGAATGAGCGGAGTATGACAATTGGTGAATTAATTTCTAGAATGCAAGATACTAGATATCGCATGTTTTTGAAGTTATCCCATGCGGGTAAAAAAGTTATTCTAATTGTCGATATGATTCCATCTGGTGAGTTATTAACTAATGCTAAAGATTCCTTAGTTAATTACGGGTTATTAATGTATGCTATTAAATTATTAATTGAAATTGATTCAAATCAATTTTTAAGAGTATCAATTGAAACTTTAAGGTTAAATGGGGATGATTCTTTTCTGAATGCTTTTTTTAATGATAATGCTTATGAAGTTAGAAGTCATGAGTCATATGATGAGATGATAATTAATAAGGAGTGTTTAGATATGCTTGCAAAATTTGATGTGCAGTTAAAACTAGATTTTGAAGAAATAGGTTATTTTACTTCTGGATCAAAAGGAGGTGTTAGGATTGGATACTGTGAATTACTAAAGAAATATTATAGGTATGGTATAAATATTAACAACCAGAGAATTATGTTAATGGTTAGTGAGAAGCAATCTGGTTTGTTAAGAGAGCAATTGATATCAGTTATTAATAGTTTATGTCGTTCATTAGTTGAAAGGGGCTTGCCAAGTTCAATTTTTTGGAGATATTTATTTCTTATAACTGGTATATCAGGTTCAAGAAAAATTGGAAAATTTGAATTTTTTATACCTAATTTGTTTATGTATTTTATGCCTATTGGTGATGGTGGGTATGGTATTCCAATGAATGCTAACTTATTATCATTCCCAAACACTACTTCCTTTGCTATTAAAACTGGTTTTACAAGCCATCAGAATGGTATTTTAAATATAAATGTAGCTAGGTATATAAGAAGATGCTACTTTGATAACCCCAATAAAAAGGTATCAGTTGATATTGCTAGACAAATAGTTAATGGTGATGCAACCTTGATTAAAAGTACTTTTAATGATCCAAAAATATATTCTAAAGATTATTATAATACTAGAAGTAATGTAAGAACTGTCAGGTGTTTGCAGGCTTATCAAGAGTTATATCAAATGGGAGTTTACTTTCCAAAGACGAGTTTATATACTAATGGTTTCATTAATTATATATCAAGTGGTTTATCTACCACAGATAAGATTAATGGTGTTGCCATGAGATTGAAAGAAGCTATAAACTTCGATTTTTATGATGATCTACTTAAAAATACTTATTTAGACACTTATTCAGTAAATGAATTAGTTTATTCTAATTTTAGTTTTAGAATAATTGATTGGGTTGAATATGATTATAATGGAATTGACATAGTTACTATAGGTTCTGATTATATTTTCTTTATGCTTAAAGATATATTAGGCTATGAATATACTAGTAAGAAAAGGACCTTTGAAGTTGATTTAGTTAAATATCTAAAGAAAGTTGATAGAGGTTTACCGAGAGAGGTAAATAATGATACTTTAGTTAATGTATTTACCAGATTAGAATATGTATCTAGTTTGAGAAATTTTAGATTAGCATGTTTATGTTTTGGTATATCAGATTCGGTTGTGGATAGTTTATATGATATGGTTAAGGAGAATTATTTTTATTTATTATCTTCAACTAGATCAGATAATTTTTCTTATGTCTCAGAACAGTTAACTGCATGGGACTTTAGTCTTTCTAATATTTCTAATTACTTTAATGATTTTGGGATTTCAATGATGTATCCTCAATTCGTTATTTATATGATGTTAACTTCTGCGTTGCAGTTTTTAATTGCTAATATTAGTTTCGATTATGTTACTTTAAAAGGTAAAGTGCCGAAATTGGCAATCACTCATGATCCGTTAAAGATTGATGATATCGTGATGGGTATATCACACTAAGTGTGACT